GGCATCACAGGACGGCTGTGCTACCACTTCTTCCATGCCAATGTGTTCCACGCCATCTGCAATATATGGTGTCTCTTGGCATTGGCATTCTATTATGATATAGAAGATTGGGAACTGCTGCTAGCATTCATCATAGCTGCCACCGTGCCTGCATTCGAGGCTCCTGCCATTGGCTTCTCGGGAGTCTGTTTCGCACTCATGGGCATTGTATACCACAAGGTGGCACGCAAGCGCTATTACCTTTCCTGGATCATCCCCATAGTGGCCGTAGGCTTCATCATCCCAGGCATGGCTGCCATGCTGCACTTCTATTGCTTCATTATCGGCATCACTGCCGCACTCGTTTATTCTCTTTTTAAGCATGAAGGAAATCGATAAGATATTGAAGGAGAACGAGGCGCGCATAGCTCGCATCAACACCAAGTTCAACCCCATCACTGGTGAGGGTTCCACTGGCGAGCGCTTCCTGCTGACTATCGATGACTTCCCCATACGCAACCAATGGCTGCCCATCGCCATGCGCGACATCCCTCTTGTGAAGCAATTGAAGGAGTGCGGCACCGTCCGTCAGTTCCTTATCGAGCTCACAGGGCAGGCCACATACACCGACAGGCAGAAGGTCATCGAGCAGTTCACGCGCGTACGCTTCCGTCACGACTTCGCATTCTGGGCTGCCGCCTATGTCAAGATTCAGTCGAAGATTCCTGGCGAGGGTGAGATTCTTTTCAGGCTTACACGTCCACAACGCAAGTTCGTTGAGGCTCTAGAGGAGAAGCGCACTAACAACCAACCCATCCGTTTCGTGCTCCTAAAGGCCCGACAATGGGGTGGCTCCACCACGTCACAACTCTATATGATGTGGCTCCAGGTAGTCCACAAGGTGGGCCTCAATAGCGTCATTGTTTCACAAACCAAGAAGACTTCCTTCGCCATCAAGGCGATGTTCGACCGAGCACTTAATGCTTATCCTGCCGAGTTCCTCCACAAGATGGGAGAGAGCTACGACCCAGGCGAGAAGAAGATAGAGAATGTGGGCCTCAGTGGTGACTACAAGCGTGTGCCGTCTCGCGACTGCACTATTACCATAGCCTCCTATGAAGCTCCCGACGCTCTCCGTGGCGATGCCTATGCACTTGTGCATTGCTCCGAGGTGGGGCTGTGGTCTGCCACCGAAAAGAAATCGCCTGAGTCGGTTGTGCGCTCGGCATGCTCTGGTGTTGTCTATCGCCCTTACACCATGATAATCTATGAGTCTACGGCCAACGGCACCGGCAACTTCTTCCACCGTGAATATGAGGAAGCGAAGGCTGGACGCTCGCAGTTCTCTGCACTCTTCATCGCATGGTATGATATCGACTTGTACTCAATACCTTTTGAGTCTGATGAGGAGCGCGAGATCTTCGCCCGATGGCTCTACAAGAATCGTAATAACGACACCATAATTTCCAACCGTGAGGAACCAGGCAAGTACCTGTGGTGGCTGTGGGAGCAGGGCGCCACGCTCGAGGCAATCAACTGGTATGTCACCGAGCGCCGTGGCAAGAGCGACCATGGGGTGATGGCGAGTGAGTACCCAAGCGACGATGTCGAAGCTTTCGTCCATTCGGGCGAGATGGTGTTCGACCGATACAAGGTTGAGGAGTTCAGGAGCGCCTGCCGTCCACCTCGTTACATCGGGGAGGTCTATGCCGACGGCGATGAGGGAGAGGACGCATTGGCTAACCTTCGTTTCAACGAGGATGAGCAGGGCAAGCTGTGGGTGTGGGAGCAGCCCGAGATCCCTGGGCCTGACGAGAAAGAGATAATCACCGACCGATACCTGACAGTTGTCGACATCGGTGGACGTTCCTCTAAGGCCGACTGGTCAGTGATAGTTGTCTTCGACCGCCTCTTCATGATGGATGCTGAGCGCCCTTCGGTGGTGGCTCAGTGGTACGGCCACATCGACATGGACATCTTGGCATGGAAGGCTGCGCAGATTGCAGCCTACTATGACAACTCGCTGCTGGTAATCGAGAGCAACACGCTCGAGACTCACGACCCAGAGCGCCAGGTCGACGGCGACCAGTCGCACTACATCCTTAACCAGATCAAGAATGTCTATGAGAACCTATATGCACGCAAGCAGTCCGAAGAGGAGATTCGCGAAGGTGCCCCACGCAAGTATGGTTTCCACACCAACACGGCTACCAAGCCTGTCATAATATCCACTCTCGTTAAGGTGGTGCGCGACCACCTGTATACCGAGCGTGACGAGCGCTGCCTCGACGAGATGCTCACCTATGAGCGCAAGCAGAACGGCGCCTATGGTGCCATCGTGGGCCGTCATGACGACTTGCTGATGACCCGCGCCATCGGTCTCCACATCTGCTATCGTGAAATGGAGCTTCCCAAGATCGTCACACGCAACCAACTCTATGTCAAGAAACGCAAGGCAGTATCTGCCGCGACAATATAATCATTAACCATGCAATATTATAACATGAATTTTCTCCAGAAACTGAAGATGCGCCTCATGTACCGTGAGGCTATCCGTAAAGCCGACAAGGCGCACGCCGATGACGGCGGCCGTTATTACGTCCTTCCTTCGGCCGAAGGCAAGTTGCTAATCATGGACAAGAAGAATTTCCGCATCCTCAAGCGCAAGCACTACATCAGCAGCAAGGCAACCGTCCAGGACCTTCTCAATGAGTGCTTCTACTTCACACCCTACTGCAACGGCGACTGCGCCATCACGGCCGAGATCCTCGCCATCAAGCGCAAGCAGTACCTCTCCTGGTGCGAGGCATTCCTCAAAATAAAAAAGTCCCGTCGCAAGACGAGACTCAAAAACTCATAACTGAGAACTCACAACTATCCACGCATCATCTGGTATGCCTGGTTCACGGCATCCATATTAGCGCCTTGCTGTGACTGTTGGAGCAACTCAGGGTTGACACCTTGAGGTGCTTGGCCTTGCGCCATCTGCTCCTGCTGACTCTGCAAGTCCTGGATCAAAGCGTCGGCAAACGGGAAGTCGCCATGCTCAAGCAGCTGCACCAGGCTCAACTGGCCTGCCTGCCAGAACTGCAGCAGGTAGTCGTTCATCGTCTGGCGATACACAGGTGTCGATGTACTCTCCACAATGCTAATGTCCCACTCAACGTCCCTGATGCGCTCGGGGTCTTCAATGGGTCGGCCATACTCGCCGGCAATGTTGAAGTAGCGCTCATCGTCATAGTACTGCTGAATGTTCTTCACATCCTTGTAGGCAGCATCACGCACGAAGTCGCTGAAGGTGTCAAGCAGGTCAAGGAGTGACATGGTGGCATTCTGCGTCTGTTGAGCATAGAGCGTGCCACTGGTGCCGCTGTATCCCATTTTGCCTTGCAGTGCTCCGTTCACACCGCTGATGTCCTCAAACATCTTCAACTGCAGCTGTAGCAGCTCAGTGATGCCTATGTTGGTGGAGTTGTTGGCCACCTGCTGTGGCATGGGCACTCCGTTCTTGGTCTTAATGGCAATGACACCATTGAAGCGGCTCCACTCGTCGGCGATCTCCTCGATGTCCATTGAGCCGATGGCTTCCTCAGGTACCAGGAGCACACCCTTGCTTGAAGCACGCATTATCCAATCATACATGGTGTACAACCTGTTGGTGTAGCGCTGCTGGTCAATGACGTCGGCGACAAAGCTGTGGATCTCGCCGTCGATGAAGGGATACATGACAAAAGCATAGGGGTGGCTCTTGTGGGCATATGGGGTCTCGCCTTCCTTCAGGATGTCACCGAATGGAGTAAGGTAGTAGTAATACCAATATGAATCCATGAACCATTCTGCCTCAATCAGTGGGATGTCGTCCTCGGCCATGCCGGCGGCAACACCCTTGGCTATGCGCTCGGCATTCACGGCGTCTACCATGGTCTTCTTGTCGCTAAGCTCTATCTTGTACACCTCACCAGTGTTGTAGTCATGGCAGCGCCATCTGGGCTTGCTCTCCTTGCGCCACACCTCAATCACACGGCAACGGTCGGGCTGACTGGTGAAGAGGAAGTCGTAGTTCTCAAGCCTGGAGTAACCGAACTGCTCACAGTTCTGGCGAAGCAGGTGACGGCTGTGAGAAGCTCGGTAGATGTCGCGCAGTCTGCGATAGTCCTCGGGGCTCTCGGCAAACATCTCGCACAGGTCTCCGAAGCCAACATCGTGCACCTCACCTAGCAGGCTCACGTCCCATCCCCTGAAGTCGCGCATATTGTTGTCGATGAAGAAGCAGTTGGGATGCACTGCCTCGGTCCAGCAGTCAAGCTTGTCGCGCTTCCATCCGTACCACTTGTGATGTACTACGAAGCCACTAATCAAGAACTCCTCCATGCTCCTGGCATACATGCCCTGCATTCTGTTCAACTGCATGTTGTACTGCAGCACGGTGCTCATGGTCTCGCCGAGCTTCTGCTCGTCACGGTCTCGGGCCGTGCAGGTGGGTTCCTTGCTCTGGCTTCGGTACACACCGAGCACGTTCTTCATCAGGCGACGTATGAGGTTGGTCTTCAGCGGCACATTGCCCTGACTCTTGATGTACTCCTCCTCGGTCATGGTCTTACCCTCTACAGTGACGTAGTCGCCCCATTGGTCACCATAGGCATAACGGCGGTTGCGCTCGCGCTCCTTCCTGAACTTGCCCATGTTGTCCCAACATTGCTGCGCTTCCATAAGAACGTCAAAGGCACGGCGACCCTCAAACTTCTTACTCCACGCCACGCTGTCCATTTCAAGGTGCTCATCCTGGCTCTTGACGCGGCTTTTACTGAATATTCTTTCTGACATGTCTTTCTACTTTTGCGTTTTTCGCAAAAATAGACCTAACCATCTCTACATCACTTTTATATTTTAACACATAAAAAATCCCCCTCTGGTTTAGAGGGGGAAATAGGGGGCTGAGAACTCATAACTCAAGAACTCATTACTCATAACTCAAAGACTCATCAAACTCGTCGTCTTCAGGTTCCTCCAGTGGCTCCTCCTCAATCATTTCGGGTTCTTCTTCCTGAAATTCTTCCTGGGGCTCTTCCTGCCACTGCTCTTCAGGTTCAGGCAATTCTTCATCACCTCCAATGATCCCGAAACTGCTAAGCACACTGCCGCGCATCTCACGGATGGAGTTCATCACCTCTTCATCCTTGCCATGGCCCAGGCCCTTCTTCATCTCGCCTATGCTGCGCTTGATGGAATTGAGGGCAGCAACCATGCCTTTGTCGTCGGCAGCCTTGGCGCGCTTGAGGGCGCTGTCTAGCAACGCATCCTCGTTGATGTCGATATAGGTGCGCAGCTTGTTGTACATATAGCCGTAGTCCTCGCTGCGGTCCTTCTTGCTGAGCTTTGGCCTGTCATTGACGGTTGTCTTGCCGTCTTCAAAGGCGTGCATCTCGTCAACGAGTTGGCGCATCAGCCTCTTCTCGTCTTCCTCAATCTTCTTGAGGACTTCACCACTGGCACCTTTCTTTGCCTTCTGGTAAGCGTCAAGCATGGTGGCATATTTCTCGAAGATAAGGTAGCGGCCATACTCTTTGCTGTTGTTCATCAGGTCGAGTTTCTTGGCATAGTCGAAGAGGTCGGTGTCCTCAGCGTTTTTGTATTTATTTATCAGGCGCTTGGTTTCCTCATAATCTTCTTTATATTTGAAGTACTCGTCACGCAGTTTCTTCGACTCGGTGCGCTCATCACCTTGCTTAATAACTCGGTTGGCAAGTGGTATGTTTCTCCACTCGAAATCACGCTTGCCAAGCGCAGTCTCGGCTGCTCGGCGCACTTCATCGATAGTGGTATAGATGCCACCCAAGTAGCCCTTGAGCATATACTCTATCTTCGCTGGGTTAAGGTCTATCCAACCTTTCTTGAACTCGTCGCCACCTGTCTTGGCATTGAGCCACTCGGCACCACTCACAATCCACTCGTTGGCATTGCTGAAGGCTTTGGTGTATTCGGGCTCATCCTTGTTCCACTCGCTGTCGCGATAGATGGGCAAGCCACTCCAACTCTTGTTCTGCTCTGCCTCGACGATGGGTTTGAACAATGTCGGGATGAATGGATGGAATCCACCACCACCCTCGAGCATATCGATAGGGAGCAATTGACTGAACTGACCGGCAACCTGCATTGCCAACTCCTCGTCACTATAGCGTTCGTTGCCACTGATTACTCCATAAGTCAACTCGCCCATGCCGTAGATTGATCTGAACTCGATAGGCAGCGGAATGGTCAACCATGAATCACCTAGCCATATGCAAAGGTTGCTTCTTCTCACATACTCAGGAAGGTTGTAGTAGGCATTCTTGTCGTCGTCGCCATCGCCACCGGCACCCATCAGTTGGGCGAGGACAGGTGCAAGGAAACCAGCTGCATACAATGGGCCTCCCCCAAGCAGAGCAGCTTTGACAGGGTGGCGCTTGACGGCACGGCCTGCATTGGTCATACCTTGTACTCCTGCGTTCCAGAAGGTGTACAAGCTTCTTGCCATACCACTGATGAAGGCGCCCACATTGCCACTCATGGTTTGCCCCACTTTGCCCAGCGACTTACCACCACTGCCCTTCTTGTTGAAGTTTACACTTATCTCCTTGGCATCATAGGCGGCACGCTCGGCGCTTCTTCCCATTTCACGGCTGGTTACATAGGCGGCAAATCGAGCACAGTTCTCAATGCTTCGTCCAAGCAACTCATACTGCGAACCAAGGACCTTCATGCTCTTTCTCGCGAAGTTCTTGCTGTTCATGTTCTTCACTTCATTGAGCATGTTTTTCTTGTATTTCTCAAGGTCCTGCACCATAGCGAAGCCTGTCT